CCCGACTCCTGCTAGTCCGGCGGTCTCGCCGTCTGGTACTGTGAAATACACAGCAGAGCCCTCCTGAGCCACTTTAGTCAGGAGTATGGATGGATCTAACCCATGCCCTTCTGTCACCTCTCTGAGGTCATCTGAACGTAGGTTAGAGGCCACCTCTTTGGCAGCCTCTTCTGTTATTGGGTGTATGTAATTAGACACGTCTATAATATTTAGGTGAATAGTAACCTTCCCATGACATAGCTCGTAAAGTAGATGGAGCGGGATGGTTAGATTTAAGTGTAATATCTACGTTTGTATTCTGTTCATATACAGGTATAGTTTTTATATACTCGTCTAAGTATGGTGCATCTGATACATCATATTCATCAAGAATTGTAGATTCGTATACTTCTGTGTAGTCTGTTTTACCAACACGTTCTAGTGTAGTTTCGTATAGCCCTACTTTACCAAAATGAAACTTAACTCTATGAATCACAAGTGAGGAGTTGACATCAGATAAGAAACGTTGACCTTCTGTTTTAGTGTAGTATACTCTCGGAAACTTAACACTGTATTCATAGATGTAACCTATAGTTAGTGTTACACCCGACCAGTCTCCCGGTACTGTAAAGCTATTACTGCTAGTCAGAGTGGGTTTGGCATATCTACCTACACGTGTAGAAGCAGTGTTTGTATCTACGACGACTAAATCGTAGTTAGGTGAAGTTACACTAGGTAACCAGCTAACACCACTGAATGTAGTAAGATTTGTAGTTGCGTTAAAACTACCACCACTGATAGTTGTATGATTATCTACATGAAGTAAGAAATCTACATTATCTTGTGTGATACTGGGATCAGTTTCTTTCTGCACTAAACGCATACTTTGTAAAAAGTAATCAGAATCTAAAAAGAAATATTCATCATTAATAATAAAATGATAGGTTAGTGGGTTGTTAAACTTCCACTTAAACCATGCAGATTGTTGACGTTTATCGCCTACATTAAGATATCTAAATCCTATTACAGTATCAGATCCAGTTTTACCTATAGCAACTATCTGATTTTCTCTAGAATTAGTTAATAAATCTACATCTTTTGATATTGTAGTAGGTATAACCTTGCTCTGTTCTACAACATTAGGCTCTCCTTCTCGTGCAATATTAGCCATTTCATTAAATCGACTAAATTTACCTGAGTTATCTAAGTAAGCTATTGTCACACCTAAAGATATTGGTGCTACCTTTTTGTTATAGTTAAATGTAGATATACTACGTAGCTTTGCAGTATCAGGGTTTAGTACTGTGTCATCAGATGATAACAAAAACTGTTGGTTTGTACTAAATACTACCAAACCTGTGTTAATATCTATACCATCAAACAGTTCAGATGGGAATGTAGAGGAGCATGCTATATCTATAGGGTCGTTTGCACTAACAACGAGAGCTGTTTCTGACCAAAAATTAGGTACACCAACTGTTCCGGGTCTACATAATACCACATTTTCGCCTGCTAAAAAGGCTAATCTGTTACGAAAAAACAATACTTTATTGATACGTTTGCCTACAAATGATGGTATTGGATTAGTTTCATCGTCTCCTACTGCTCTATCAGCATAAGTAAACTGCTTTACAGTAAATGTAGTTGTAGCTGTACGTTGTATAACAATAGGCATGTTAGTAAAACTTGTTGCTATACCCGGTTTAGCACATTCTGTCCAAGATCCTGTACCGTCTCTATCGTTTTCTCCTTCAAATCTTAGGTAATAATCGTCTTCATCTGACATACGGGCGTTAGATATTTTAACTATATACCCATGTTTACACTGTTTAGGTAGTAAAGTTACATCATTTACACTCGAGCCCATGTTACGCATGAGGTCATCTTCTACAATTTCTATGTTAAATGCACTAGATTTTGTAAGATATAAACCATTACCTATAACTGTAGCTGTGATACCTGTACCAGTAAACTCAGCTTGTAACCCACCAAGTATAGTATCAACTGTCACAGCTGTATCAGAATCAAATGGTGTAGGTGCAGGGCGTATAGCTTTAATATTAGCTTTAACAGTTATCGCTTCATGATCTGTAACTTCGATTGTATATGTAGCTGGTGATTCTCCTTTACTGGATGCTCCCCCACTAATCGAACCTGTTACTGTACGACCTTTTGCTTGGTCCATAGTAACAGTTACCTGATCTCCTGTGACCCAACCTTCACCACCATGAAGTAAGGTTATCTGCCTACTGTAAGAACAAGCAAAGTCTTCTACATCATTACCACTTTGTATCTGACCCTGCTGACCTAGAGTGTTGAGTTTAAATATTAAGTTCTTCTTAGAGCCACTGTTTACACTAAAAGTTTGTACTCCAATACCACGGCATTGTCCAGTACCTTGAGTTTCATCAAGTGTATCACTTATAATTTTGACACGTGTAGCTCTGTTTATGGTGGTAGTGCTGCTGTTGTCGTAAGCGTTCAGTGCATACTGTCTACCATTTTCTGTTCTAGTTAATTCTATAAACGCAAAGTGTGCATCAGGATAAGCTTGTGCACTTCCTGTTGTACCTACCAGCGTGTTAGCATTAGTACTGTCACGACTACTAATAAAGGTAGTGTCGTTGATAGTAAGGAATTGTAAATTTTCTGGTTCACTTGTTGCAAGGTAATTTTGTATTGCAGTCTGTCCACCTGTGCCGTAGGCTGTAGTCAT